AAGCTGCAACTGCTGGTAATATTTCTGGTACTATGGCTCAGAATTTAACTGGAAATGATCAATCTTTTTATGGAATAGAAGCATCTAAAGCTACTGATGATTACTTGGTAAGTCAAGGTTCAGACTATGCAACAGTTGGAAATTATTTTAAAAAAGAAGGTGGAAATTTCATACGAATTAGTAAGCAAGAGGGAGAAAAATTATATGCACAAGGCGATCCCAATGTAAGTCGTTCTGTTATTCTTACTAAAAAAGGACAAGAGGCAAAATATGGTAGTTCTGGTGGAGCTATGGGATCAGGCGATCCTACTGGCATTATGTCATCTACTGCCATCTCACAACCAATGTGGGAATCACAACAAAATTTAAAACAAGCGTTCGGATTGGGTGTAGCTGCTTTGGGAGTACCAATGGCTGGATCAATAATATATCAACAAGCTAAAAAACCATATAATGAATATCTTAAAAGTTTTTATAATATACAATCTTCAACTTCAATGGCATCTACTTCTTCACAGCCAATGGATTCTGGAACATATCTTGCAGAAAATTATGGTCAAGATGATACCTCTGGTTCAGAAGATGAAGGAACACAATATGATTCAGATACTACTATTAAAAAAAGAAAACATCACGCTAAGTCTGGAGCTGGTGGCATAGATGTTAAAGGTTATAATTTATTTGCCAAAACAAATCAAACCATCTCAGGTGCAATGAGCTAATGGCTTACATTCCAATAGCTGAATCTTCAGTAGAAACATATACTTCAGATAAAAGAGTAACATCTTTTTTAAAAAAATTAAAAGATGCTGAAGGAATCTTCGATCATTGGAAAGACAAGTATGAGGAAGCGTATGAATACACTATGCCTCAACGAGAATCATTCTATGAAGAAACAATAGGCGACAGAAGAACAGATAAGATATTTGACGAAACAGCAGTAGTGGGCATACAAGAATTTGCATCAAGACTACAAGCTGGAATATGTCCAACTTATGGCAGATGGGCAAACTTTAAAGCTGGTACAGAAATACCAGAGGATCAAAAACCAGAAGTCAATGAATCATTAGATACTATTACCAATTATGTCTTTGAAGTAATTAGTGGTTCAAACTTTAATCAGGAAATACACGAATGCTTTATGGATTTAGCCATAGGTACTGGCGTACTTTTGGTGGAAGAAGGAGATTCATTAAATCCAATTAAGTTCAATGCAATACCATTGCCTAGAGTAATGTTGAACAATGGGCCTGACAATAAAGTGGATACAGTCTTTAGAAAAAGAAAAATACCATACAACAGATTAATGATTGCTTATCCTAAAGCAGAAATGTCTGCAAATATGATGCGTATAATTGAACAGAAAAAATCTGAACAAGCTACCATAGTTGAAGGCGTATTCAAACTGTATGATGAACCCAATGTAGAAAAATACAAATACTGCGTTATTTGTATGAATGAAAAGGAATTTATTTATGAAACTGAATTTGTAGGTACTGGATCAAATCCCTACATTGTATTCAGATGGAACAAGGCATCAGGCGAAGTTTATGGTCGAGGCCCAGTCTTTAATGCTATGGCAGCAATCAAGACGACAAACCTGACAGTAGAATTAATATTACAAAATGCACAGATGAACATTAGTGGCATCTATACTTATGAAGATGATGGTGTCATTAATCCTGATAACATTTCACTCGTTCCCGGCAGTCTAATTCCAGTAGCTCCAAACAGCAGAGGATTGATTCCTCTTAATGCTGCTGGTAAATTTGATGTGGCTCAACTGGTGTTAGGCGATATGCGACAAAACATTAAGAAGGCATTGTATATGGAATCACTTGGCAGACCTGAGGGAACACCAATGTCAGCTACAGAAGTTTCAGAAAGAATGGCAGACCTTTCCAGACAGATTGGTTCTTCCTTCGGCAGACTGCAATCAGAATTAATAGTTCCATTGTTGAGAAGAATAATCAAGATTTTAACCAAGCAAGGAAGAATAGAAATACCTAGAATTGATAATAGAGAAGTAACAGTTATATCTTCATCTCCATTATCTCAGGCACAGCATCAGCAAGATGTGGCTGTAGTTAATAACTTTAATGCTATTTTGGCTCAAACATTCGGCCCACAAATTCTTAATCTTATTGTAAAGCAAGATGAAGTGGCTAGATATTTGGCAGAAAAACTGGGATTACCAGAAAAACTAATCCGTGATCCTAATGAACAGCAATCTTTGGTTAAAGAGTTGCAAAATATGCAGCAACAAGCTAATATGGGGGGAAATGAGCTGGGAAACCCTAACCAAAGGCAAACAAACGGACAAGGACAAACCCCAAGTATCTGATGATGGTTCAGACAAACTGTTCGCTACAGTTTTCAGTGGGCCAAATGGAAAAAAAGTCATTGAATATTTAGAGATGATGACATTTAATGTCTTTGCAAATCCACAATCATCATCTAATAACTTGTGGCACTTGGAAGGACAAAGATACTTATTAGGAATAATAAAAAATAAATCAAATAGGGGAAAGAAAAATGGCTGAAGAAGAAGTTAAGACAGAAAGTACAGAAACAGTAGAAGAAGAAATAATAAAACCAGACTATGTATCTGAAAAGTTTTGGAACAAGGATACAAAAGAAATTAATGTAGAGGACTTATCTGCCAGTTATAATTCATTGGAAAAGAAACTGGGATCAAGAACAGATGAATTATCAAAACAAATAAGGGAAGATATAGAAAAGGAAAGACTGGGCAGAGTACCAGAATCCTATGAAGTTAAAACTCCAGAAGTTCCAGAAGGAATTAATATAGAAGTTAATAAGGAAATGCCCTTACTGCAATGGTGGGAAGAAACAGCAAAATCAAATGGATTATCACAAGAACAGTTTGATAGTGGCATCAAGGCGTTTGTTGATAATGAAATTAGTTCTTTGCCTGATATAAACAATGAGGAAAAAATATTAGGGGAAAATGCAAAGCAAAGAATAGAATCTGCTGAATTATGGGCAAAAAAGAATCTTACTACAGATGGCTATGATACAGTTGCCAATCTTGCCTCATCAGCAAATGGCGTTAAGGTCATAGAGGAATTAATGAGATTAACCAAAGATGTTCCTATGCCACAAACAGAAACAGCTATTGATGCAGCTCCGAGTTTAATGGACTTACGATCAATGATGCGTGATCCTAAATATTGGGATTCCAACTTACGAGATGATGCGTATGTTAAAAAAGTAACGGATTTGTATGAAAAATACTACGGAAAAGAAAAAGCAGCTCCAAAAAGTTAAGATAGTATGGAGAGATGCTGTATCTCATGCCGAATGGCTGAATCCTGAAGATGTAAAAAAATACAAGCCATACCTTAATGTTTCTGAGGGTTTTCTGCTTGAAAAAAATAAAAATGCTACCATAGTGTATATGTCCTACAACGATACGGATATTGGAGACATCTGTGTCATACCAAGTGAAAATGTTGTTTCACTTTGTGAGTTGAAAACTTCCAAAAAATATGTCAGTAAAACCCCTAAGACCTTGAAGGTTTAAAGAAATGCCTTTTTTTTAAGACAACATTTCAAACTCCTAAAGATAATCTGATAATGAACTTAACAAAGGAGATTTGAAATGAGTTCGACTATTAACAATGCCTTTATCACTCAGTTTGAAGCTGAAGTGCATATGGCATATCAGAGAATGGGTTCTAAGCTAAAAGGACTAGTTCGCACAGTTAATGGTGTATCAGGAGAATCTGTTAAATTCCAGAAAGTTGGTACTGGTTCAGCAACAACCAAAGCAAGACACGCTGAGATTGTAGCTATGAATATCAGTCATACCAATGTAACTGCGACTTTGGCAGACTACTATGCATCTGACTATGTTGACAAGTTAGATGAGCTTAAAACTAATATTGACGAACGAGGAGTAATTGCAAGTAACGCTGCTTATGCTCTTGGTAGAAAAACTGATAGTATTATTACTACAGCAATGTCATCTGCTACAACTCTAGCTAATAATGCTGGAGCAAGTGGAGCGACACCAGCTACCGATATGAACATAGACAAGTTCAAAGAAATGCAAGAACTGTTCGGAACAAATAATGTTCCTGATGACAATTCAAGATATTGGGCGATTGGGCCTAGCCAATGGGCTGACCTTTTAGCTGATAACCAATGGACACAAATGGAGTATTTAGGAAATTCTGAGCTTCCTTTTGCTGGTATGAATTATACTGCAAAAAGATTTGTTGGATTCCTAACATTTGTCCATTCTGGATTGGATACATCTGCGTCAACGGATAGACACACTATTGCA